CGTTTAAGTTAAGTTTTTAGTTTCGCTTTATACGACCTTCTCTTCTAGCTTGCATAATTTCTTTTTCATGTTTATCAAATTCATAAGGTTTTAACTTAGATATTTCATCAACAGTCCAAATTTTCTTTTCAGTAACATTTATTTGATTGCCCTTTTTAGTTGATGTAACTGCTTTTGCGGCTTCCTTCTTTACATCTTTGGCTTTAGGTTTCTCTTGTTTAGAAGTGATACCTGCATCCATCTTATAAAGATCTATAGCTCTTGCAGCTAAATCAGCATTGTCTGTATTTTCATACAGCCATCCTTGAATTGTAGGATCTTGTTTCTGTGCCCACTCATGAAAATTATCAGTAGCACGAATCTCCTGAAAGTCAGGATGTCTTTTTAAAAGTTCAACCTCAGCTTTTTCTTTTGCAATCTGTGTTTGTTGCTCTTGTAAAAACTGATATTTCTCTTCTAGTTTTTTTGCACGTTCATCTGCTTTAGTAAGAGATATCGTTTCTATAATATCATAGACATCTGGATATTTCTTTTTCCACTCTGCTAAATCATTTGGATCAGTAGGTGGTAGCATCTGATTAGTGCTTTGTTCAAGTTGAGTTTTTAAATTAGTTACTTCATTTTTATGTTTACTCAAGGTCTTGTCGTAATGGCGTTTAAGATCGTCATAACGTTTCTTAAAAGCCTTTTCCTCGGCTGTTACAGGGCGTTCTTCAGGAGTAGCCTCTTTTTCTTCTTCTTGGGTGTCCTGTTGTTCGGTAGCTGTATCAGTATCCTTATCATCGAGATCTCTTCTATACTTGTTTCGATAAGGTGTTGGATCAAGTATTTCTTCTACTTGCTCCTGTTCAGGTGTAGTTTCTACTACTTCTTCTTCTGTAGTTTCTACTACATCTTGTGTTTCGTCAACCATATTATCCTCCTTAGTTGAGTTGGGTGCCTTATGGGAAGGGTAGCCCTCGTGTGCTAGACCATGCCAGTTGGCATAGGTTTAGGTGGCACGTTAGTTTGTGGAGAATCCATCATAGGTTCTCCGCCTAATCCACCTTGTGGTGAACTAGGAATATTTTGTTGTCCTTTTGATGCAAAATCTCTTCCCATCATTTCTATAGACTCTTCAATATTTTCTGCTGGATATACACTTGCCACAACAGAAACTGGTACATTTACTGTTGGTTCATTTGGACCAAGTTGTTCTATAACTTTCCCAACACCTGATCCTAATAATTTTGTAATAGCCTTTTTTACCACAGGTGTTAGATGAGTATCTAATGCTTCAATATCAGATTGATCTAATGTATTTAATGCTTTTGTAAATTGTTCTTCAGATATATTTAAACCCATATCTCTTTGCATTGATTGTGTTGGTGCTTCTCTAGATTGTTGTCCCATATCTGGGGACATCATTCCATCCTGTGACGGCATCATTCCCATATTTGGTGGTGTCATTGCCATTGTATTTCTCCTTTATATAAAACTGTATAATCTTTTTCTTTTACAAAGTGTCCTAATATATTTGCAGTTGTTTCAAGAACTATACTATATATTCTTCCTAATAAATTAAATTTACCTGTATCAAGTCTCCATTTAATATCTTGTGTTCTATTAATTGCTATATGTTTCCATATATTAGTAACTAATTTATTCTTTCTCATAATTTTAACCATAGGTATTGCATAATACCAATAGCCAATAATATGTTTTCTGCTTAAATAATTTTGTGTATACCAAAGATCTAATCTCCAATCTTCTTTAGGTATTAATCCTTGACGATATAATTCACTACAAATAACTCTACCGCCATTTTTACTTCCTCCATTTTTATCCTTACCTTTTCTTTTGCCTCCAAAATTAACTGCCTTTCCATTTCTATCTGTTACAGCATTTCCATTCCTATCTCCAACTTCATTTCTACCAGCCTTATTACTTACAGGATTAGATCTATTAACTTCTCTAGCTTTAGGTTGTACTTGTGTTGCAGCTATATCTCTTAACTCTGCTATTGATCCTGGTTGAGCAGTTCCATCTTTATTACGCCCTTCATTTTCTTTTGCTCTTCTTTCACTAAAAGTTCCCGTTTGAGTAGTTTCTTGTGGAGTTCCTTCAAAACTAGTACGACTTTCTCCAGCGTATTCAAGTCCAGATGTTGCTTGATTAAATGCTTGTGTTGATGCTTCTTCTCCTTTATCTCTTGATCCACCCCGTCTAGCAGCATTTAATTTTGCAGTTTCCATTTCTTTTTGTACACTACCTGGCATTAGTGCATTTTTTGATTGTATAGCACCGCCTCTTTCTTGTTCAATATTTTGTAGTCTACGTTCTAAAGATCTTTGGTAACGATTTTGTGCAGCTATTTCTTCTGCTATCGATGCGTCCCCAGTCATAGGGTCTTGCATTATTCTATCTGCCATAGCTTTTTGCTGTGGAGACTGAATAAACCCTCCTCTTTCTTGTTCCAAAGATTGTTCTCTGTACTCAGGAGATTGATAAGTTTCTTGAACTTCTTCCATTCTTTTATCAAGTTCTTTTTGTGCTCTAAATTTATTAACTTCTGTTAATAGCCCAATTCCAGGAAATAAAAAACTTGCACCAGTTTGTACTGCTCTATCTGTAAAACTAGGATTTACCACAGCTTGAAGTTGACTTATAGACATAGTTGAAGGATCAAATTTATTTGCTTCCCTTTCTTGTCTATCTCTTTCATTTTGCCTTGCTTCACCACCCTGTTGTGTAAACGCTGTATTTAAAGGGTTTTCTTCAAATGGAGTATTATTGGTAGCTGCTCCTGTAGCTGCTCCTGCTCCTGTAGTTGTAGTTGTTCCTCCATAAGTTCCAGTTCCCATAGTTTCAGTATTAACTGTTGGAGTTGTAGGTGTTACACTATACTCATACTTAGTTGACCAAACACCAGTTGTTGCATCCTGTTTTAAAACTTGTTTATAAGGAGGTATTCTACCTGTTATAGGATCTATTGATGGTGGAGTATCATATGTTGGCATTTAAAAAAACTTTCTGCTTTTATTATCTTTCTTGTCTAGTTGCTGTTCTAGGGAAATTAATCGTCTGAGAGAAATCAGTTTCCCCTGGCTGCGGTACATTTCCAACTCCGATGTTGCCACCTCCAGCTCCTGTTGCGTCTGTTGGATTTGCTCCTGAAGGTACTCCTTGAGTATTTGCCATACCAGTTTGTTGCTGATTATTGTTTTGAGCTTGTTGATTTCCATTTGTCATCCCCATTATTCTTGCAAAAATTTGTGCATTCTCTGGATCATTAATTAATTGATCTGGATCTATATCTAATGATTTTGCAATTTCTCTTAGTATAGAATGCCATCTAACAAATGGGGCAATATTAGGATTGTTAGCAGTTTGCATAAATGTCATTAATCTTTGTGAACGAACTTCTTTTTGCATTAGTGAAGAAGTTCCTCTAGCCTTTATCTCTAAGTCTCCTTTTATATTTTCTACATCATTATTAAATTGCATGTTCCATGCAAATAAAGATTCACCTAAAGGTCTTAGCATAAAGTCGTCTATATTTTTTACAACTGTTTTAATACTTAGTGCAGCTGCACCCATAAGCATTGACATACCTGCTGCAGTTCTTGTTGTTGATTGAACACCAGTTGCACCATGAGAGTAAGATGGTATACCAGTAGATTCATCTGCAAGTTGTCTAAACTTATCAAACATCATTAAATTTTCTGGTGCTGTATTAGGAAACTTTAATCCATTAATAGCTGTTCCTGTTACACCAGACTGTCTTCTAAATATTTTACCAGGATGTATAGACATATCTTGTCCTGGAACTAGTTGTGTTTCGTCAATATCAAATACTAAATTACCTGCTAGTGCTAAATTATCAATAGCCATTCTTGCATGACCATTCATCACCATCTGTGCATCTTCCATATTTTCTGGTATACCTACACCAAAAAATTGATATGGATTTATTTCATAAGGACAAACATGAAATGGTAATCTTTCAGGAGTAAATGGATTCATGACCAATCTTAATATATGCCCATTACATATCCAGGCATTTATCTGAACTTCATCTAAATCCTCCATATCTTCACTAATTTCTAAACCTGCCTGTTCTGCAAGTTGTCTATCCATAGATCCCCAGTATTCATAGATTTCAAATCTTTTCTTTTGAAGATCATCTACATTTTCTCTATCTAATAATGCAGTTTCAAATCCACGAACCTCATAATTTTCTCCCATCCGTAGACAGGCTGCTATAGATTCTTTTCTAAAGTATGGTCTATTTTTTAAATCTCTTAACTGTGATCTATTTAAAGAATGTCTCTGTATAACATAATCACAATCTTCAATTGATGTCGCATCTGGATCAGGATAAAAATTCCAAATACTAACAGCTTCTAATTTTGGTACAGTTTTTACTTTTGGTTTATACTGTTGATTACCTTCTTCATCTTTTTCCCATTTATGTAAAATCTTATCATGAGTAAAAGGACCTTTTAAAACTCCCGTACCAAGTAAAACCATTTCAAATAAAACATGACGTAGCATAGTTATAGCAGAGGTTTCTTCTAATTGATCATGAAGTAACTTCTGTAAATTTTCTGCAGCTTCTCTTGCAGGTTCTATTTGAGGAGATTGAGGAGATTGTATAGAAGGCCCTTCTTTAAATTCTGCACCTTCATACTTATCTGATAGCCCTCTTAATAAATCTGCAGTTGTGGTTCCAGGTTCTAATACTTTTCCATCCCCTTCAAAACCATATATATCTTGAATTTCAACTTTAGGATTTATATCTCTTCCTTCCATCTCTTGATCAGAAATATTTGCAAATTCTGATACATCATCAGGTACAGGCGTTGGCTCAACACCAACAGGAAATTTTCCAGAAGAAAATAAAACTTCTATTAGTTGTCCAAATGCAGCTAATACTTTTGTTTTAGTTATTTTTACAAAAACTCTAGACTTCTCTTTTTCAGTAAAAGACATATCAGAACCATAAATACCTCTATAGTTTCTATACGATCTTAGCCATCTACTTTCATCAAATAATCTAGAATCTTCAGATTTAATAAATCTTTCTCTAACTAATCCTTGTAAATTAGATAGATCATTATATGATTCTTCTTTTTCTTCTTTAGAATCATCTAAACTTATTATAGCATCTTCTGGGGATTCAACAGCCATAGCTTATCCTTGTATTAATTAGTAATCTCTTTCGTCAGCCATAGAAAAAATTTTGCCATCCACCATATTAGTTTTTACTTTTGGTGCATCAACATTTTCTCCGCCTACTTCATCAGCAGGTAGGTTCATAGGATCGTTAGCAGTTTTTGCACTGTTAACTTCATCTAAATCACCTTGCTTATATTTTTTCATGATGTCCATGTTATTTCTCCTTATTTTTAGTTTTTGATAGTGACTCTTGTATAAATTTTAAGAGCCATGGATTATCTCGTAAGACAATATGTATTTGGTTAGCTAATGTATTTGTAACAACTTCTTCTTTATCTTCATCTGATAATGGATTAGATTTAGTTGTAAGCCCACCAACGTAACAGCATGCATGTAAAATTTCATGAATTATTGTATTTAATAAATCGTGCTGTTCTAAATTTGTATTTATCTGTATTTTATTTTCTCGTTGTAGATAATGACCGTAGCAATCTGTAAGATTGTCTGTTCTAAAATCTGCATCTTTTATTTCAATAGTTAGATCTTGAAATCCAACTCTTAATTTTTTTCCGTCTATATCCATTAATATCCAAATACTCTATCTGCTGGTTGAAAGTTTTGTTGTTTTCCAAAGCCGTCTATTCCTATTCCGTGTGGATTAATGGGGCGAGACATACATCCATATCTTAATGCATCATATGCATGATCTTCTGCGTGCGTATCAACATCTTCTGGATTATTTTTGTCGCATGGTAAAAGTGGTAGTGTTCGTATTAAGTTTGCACAATTGTTAAATATAAATAATGATGGTTTCTTTTCATTATTTTTTTCTCTAACAGATAGTCGTTTGTGTATTTCCAGTTTACCGTTGATACGACTTCTTGGTGATCTATCAGATGGTCTCCATCTACATCCTGCAGTAATCATTGTTTCTGCAATACTTGGACCAACATCACCTCTTCTAGCCCAAGTGCTTGAGTCTAAGACTCCATAACGAATATATTCTTTATCTTCTAAAGCTAAAACTTGTTGTGCAAATAAATCTGCTGTAACTTTTTTTGTATATAGTTCTCTATATATCCAAAGATTATTATCAAAATCTATAGCAAACCAAAGAACACAAGCAGGTGAAGAGTATCCCCAGTCACAAGATCTAAACCTATGCCAATTTCTAGGTATATCAAATGGTTCTACAACATGTGTTGTTAAGTTAAATTCTGGAAATGCTGCATCTTCATAAGCACCCCAATCTCCATCTAAAAATTGTTTTCTTTGCACTTCAGGCAAAGAGGCTAGCATAATATAATAATCCTCTGTCTGCATTAGATATGGATTATCTTGTAACTTAGCTGGTATAAAACGTCTAGTTATTTTTCTAGTACCAACTGGTGTTTGTATTTCTACATCAAATTTTGTATTAGGAACACCTGGATCTACAAACATTTCTTTTACCCAAGTAGATCCTACGTTGCCTGGGTTACCTGTTGCTCTCATAAACACTGGTATTTCTGGATCAACTGATCTAAGAGATGACCTTAAAAAGTTATAGATATCAGGAGTTGGATATTGTGGTAACTCATCAATTCCGATCCATGTATAAGACTGACCTTGATATCTAAGTGCGTCAGTAGTGTTTTCAGCATAACCAAACTCTATTTTAGCTCCTGATGGAAATCTCCATTCTTTTTCTTGTTCTCTCCATTTAGCACCAGGAAAAGCTTTTGGATATAATTGTTGTGAATGATTAATTAAATCTCTTAACTCAGGCATAGATCGTCTTAGTAACAATGCCCTATGCTTTTGTTTATCACAATATCGTAGTGGATCAATAAGCATCGCATATGATTTACCACCACCTCTTGCTCCACCATAAAATACTTCACGTTCTGATGCTGCTAAAAATTGTGTTTGTGGCCCTTCATTAGGTTGAAAGATTACTTCTTGTTCTTTAACAACTTCTTTTACATTTGGTGGAACGTTATCAAACTCTTCCTCAACAAATATATTTTGTTTATTTTCTAATATATCATCAGCTTTTTTAATAGCTTCTTTTTTATTTTTTAATTTTTTTTGTGCATTGTGATAATTATCTTTTGCTTTCTGTACTTGTTTAGCTATATCACTAATACTAGCCTTTGCTGATTTTTTTGCTTTGGCTACTTTTTTTCTTTTAGGTTTAGGTGGTGCAACATCATCTACCATTAATCGCCTTTAATATCTAAATCTCTATATCTTCTATTATCTGTCAAACCCATATATTTATCATCATCTGGTTTAACTAAATCTGGACCTAATGCTAAACTTCCCATACCTGCACCTTTTAAATTATATTTTTTATCTAATTTAGCATAAAATTTTTTTTCTTCAGTTAATTGAACTCGTGGTTTTGTTGGTGCATCATCTGATATGTTAGAGGTAAATCTACTATACTGTCTTGAATTTTTAACTTCTTTAATCGCTTTTTTCTTTGCTTCTGCTTCTGTAGATCCTGATGCTTTTATTTTTACATCATCCATATCACGAGGTAATTTTCTATTTTTTTCTTTACGATT